TAGTAAAACCATCCGATACAACTCATACTATTTATGTAATACCTAGATATTACGGATTCACTGATGCTGTCTTAACATTGTCTAATTTATCAAAAGACATTAACGAGGTTATTTCTCATAGTTCATCTGTAACGAATGGAATATTAGAAATAATATTTGATTACACATTTGTAGAGGGTGATAAATTTACAATGAAATTAGTGGAAGTTGATGAGGTTGTAAATCGGAGTGACATCATGGCAACGGAGCAGGAGACGCAGGACTTTGACGTATCAAAAAACTATTATACTTATGGATAAGAACAATATACGGTTAATACAAATGAATAGTTATGTGCGACCTGAAATAAAGGAAACGCAGCAATATGACTGGGTTTTAAATGGTCGTTACAATTCATTTTATCAATATACTATTGACAGGTTTAATGGGAGTTCCACAAATTGCGCAATCATAAATTCGTATGTGGATTTGACTTATGGCAAAGGACTACAAAATCTGAACGGGAATGTTCAAGACTGGATATTGTTTAAAAAAATGATTTCAGATATTGAGGTTAGAAAAATAATATCCGATTTTATACTATTTGGCGAGGCTGCCATTCAGATTATAAAAGCAAAAGGAAATGATAAATTACCAACATTGTACCATTTGCCGAAGGAATATACAGCACCTAAAAAAGTAAACAATGATAATATAATAGAAGGATATTATTATTGCGAAGATTGGCGAATGGCGCAAGTTGATAGCGTAGAATATTTCCCGACATTAAGCGAAGATAAGTCAAAGCCTGAATGTTTTGTTCTTAGACCTTATAAAGCAGGGAAAAAATATTTCAGCGATCCGGATTATTTGGCTGGGATGCCTTATGCTGAATTAGAAGAAGAAATTGCAAATTACTATGTAAGTCATATAAAGAACGGTTTAAGTTTTGGCTACATAATTAATATTCCTGATGGGAATTCTTATTCAGCCGAAGAGAAGGACGAAATAGAAAAGAAGATTACACAAAAATTAGTAGGAAGTCCAAACGCTGGTAAATTTATTATTAATTTTAACGGTGCTGAAAAAGAGATTACAGTAACCGCTATTGATGGAAACGATGCTCACAAACAATGGGAGTTTTTAGTAGGTGAGGCAAGACAACAATTATTAACGGCTCACCGGGTAACCAGTCCTATGTTGTTTGGAATAAAAGATAATACAGGATTAGGGAATAATGCAGATGAGTTAGATGTTGCAGAGGAACAGTTAATGAAACGAGTTATAGAGCCAAAACAACGCTATATAATAGACGCTTTTAATACGATCACTGAATTTTACGGCTTGCAGTTGGAACTTCGATTTAAACCACTCACAGAGCCAGTCAGCAAAGATGCGATAAAAGATACTGTTATTTCAATGTCGAAAACCAATAGCCTTGATATATTGGAATTATTAGCCGAAGACGCTCCGGTTGGATATTCGATAGCCATGATTGAAGATGTAGGGGAAGAATCAGAATCAGAAGATTTTGAGAAATATTTAAACCGGTTAAGTTTGGCAGATATTGATCCAAAGGCAACAACTAAATCAACCGAAGATTCACCACTTTATAAAGTTCGATACAGGTATAAAGTAGCAAAACAAACTAGTGGACAATCAAGGGATTTTTGTATTAAAATGGAAGCATTGTCAGGGAATAAAAAATATTTCAGGAAAGAGGACATCGGTTTTATGAGTGCCAAAGGTGTTAATAGAGAATTTGGACACAATAAACAGAATTATAGCATTTGGAAATATAAAGGAGGAGTTGCTTGTCATCATGTTTGGGAACGTGTAATATTTAAAAAAGATTTACAGGATGATGGGAAACCTTACGTGGGGAATCCTTTGCAAAATGTAAAGCAAGTTAGTACAGCACCGGGATTAAAAGATATGCCGACAGTAGTAACTACCCCTCCTATCGATATGCCAAGACAAGGACATCACCCAAATTATAAAGGATAAGGATATGGCAGAAACATTATTTATAACACCTTCACAAATGGCAGCCACTACGATAATGGGCGGCAATGTCGATCCTGATAAATATCTGGTTAATATTGCATTCGTTCAACTCAATACAATTGAGCCACTTTTAGGTAGTGAACTATATGATAAAATATCAAGTGAGTTTATTGCTGATACATTAGCCGGATTGTATGAAACTTTATTTGATGAGTTTGTATTTCCGATTACAAAGCATGAGGCATTAGCACAATATATTGAGGTCAGTAATTTTATGCTTGACAATGGAGGATTATTCCAACATACAGCAGAGAACAGGCAATTACCCACTAAGGACGATTCACAGTTTGTTGCAGGGAAATATCATGCAATGGCTGAAATGTATATTAAACGCTTTGAAAAGTGGATTTGTAAGAACGGATCTAATATTCCAGAATATAAGAAATGGCAAGATGAGGTAAATGCTCAAAATGTAAAGACTACTTCCGGTTGGTATTTTGGCAGACATCAGAACGGGCATAACAGTTATGAAATTAATGAATGTGATTTATGAGCGATACATTTATAAATTATCCAAAGCAATGCAAGGAGACCATAGGAGGCGTCAAAAGGGTTTATTTGCTTCCGTATATAGAATATGCTGAAACTTTGATAAAGTCCGAAGGAATGAACCTTACAGTGTTTCCTGAAAGCACTATTTATAAGTTTGAATGTACTGGAAACTATACACAATCATCGACCTTGCAAAGTGGCAATGTTCAATTTTCGCATCAAGTAAATATTCAACTATCCAAAGTTTACAATTTTCTAGATATTCACACATTTATAAGGAATGATTTCAGGGTAATTGTAGAGACAAATAACGGTGATTTAATAATGTTCGGTACTAATAACGGACTAGTATGCACATTGTCTAATGCAAGCGGAAATAGCAAGGGCGAGTTTAATGGCTTCAATTGTACATTTGATGGGATAGAAGAAAAGACAGGACTTTTAATAAATGATTTGGATGATTTCTTTGAAGTTAATCCAGACGATGAAGGAATATATTTTAATTATACACTAAATTTTGACATACATTAATCATGAGCAACTATATTACATACGAGGATAAGGTCGGGATTATCCCAAAGACAAACCATGTGAATCAATGGTGGGATGATGACGCAAATGAATTAAAAGACAATCATAACCTTAACGATGATCGTGTAACTGTATTGGAAGGTCTGACAGGATCAGCTATACCAGACGGAATAAAAAGCGGAGGAATTGTGTCTTGGGAATCGGGTTTAGTTTTCAATACTTCTTATTGTGAATATGTGATTGGTGGAGTTTTATATACTTCCGATTACACACAAAGCACATTATCGGCGGCAGATGTAACTAATCCTAGATTCGATATTATAGTAGTTGACACAAGTGGAGATGTTACGGTAATAACAGGAACACCGGCAGCCGATCCGCAAAAGCCTGTTGCAGATCCACAAACACAGATAGAATTAACATCTATTTTAGTGGCAGCAGGAGCAACCGTACCTAGTAATGTAACAGAAGTGTTGGTATATGATGAAGATGTAGAATGGACAGCTTCTGAAAGCGGAGCAACCGTTGATTTTGCAAGTACTACAAATGTATATATCGGTTCTGTTAGTACAGATATTACTGTAATTGTACCAACAGATTACATTAAATTTGTTGCATCTAGTCCTGTTTCTACTGCATGGGGAACTTTATCTTTATTTTTAGCAAAGAAGGTCGCAAATAGCAGAGGTTTTTTATATGTTCAGTTCTTGTTAAGTGGTGTTCGTGTTGCGGATACACAAGTAATCGACTTACGAGATAGCAACACAACTAGCTATGTGAATATTGCAATTGATTTACTTGTTGCTAATTTTACATCTTTGACAATGGATGAAATTAGATTCGTATATAACGATGCAGGGGCAAGTCAAGGGTCAAGAACAGGTTTTTATATTGACTACATAAAATTACAAGACGGAATTACACAACCTGAAATAGCGGGAATATTAAATCTTTATGTTGATGGAGTATCAGTAGAGCCAAATATCAGTAAATTAGATTTAAATGGCACAACTGATGAAATAGATTTGACTTATGCTTCTGGGGGTAAAGTAACAGCGTCATTAAGTTCAACGGTATTAACAAATATTTCTAACAATACAACAAACATAAGCAATAATACAATAGCAATTTCAGAAATTGATAGTAGAGGTAATGTTATACCTTCTGATTTAGACGAATTTGTAATAGAAAACTTAGTAAATGGTGCGGATGATTATTTAATGATACCTCATATTGTTAGGAATCCATTGGATGGAGTATTGTTAACTTGTTTTAGAATAGGGCCAAATCATACAGATAAAGAACAATATTTCTTTCTTAGAAAATCATTAGACAATGGAAAGACATGGACTGGATTAGACGGAACAGGAGATAAAACAGAAATATCAACAACAGACTATGGTCAAAATTGGACTCCTATATTTACCAATACAGGAAGGTTATTAATTTTTTATCAATATGCGACAAGTGCAGTTGCTACAAGAAGTGATTCGAGGATAATTTATTCTGATGATTATGGCACAACATGGTCAAGTCCTTACTCTATGCCTGTTCCTGCAATATCTAATCAAACAATGCCTACTTATTTTTTCGATAATAATACTAATTATAATGATTCTGGTAATTTAATAACTCCTTTTTGGGTTAGGGTTAGTACAACTGCTTCAACTGGTAGAGCAGTTGTGGGAATAGCTGAAAGCGATGACGATGGAGCTACGTGGGATTTAGATTATTCTGTTGCTTATGATAATTCAACAGGTCAAGAGGGTGAATTATCGGAACAAATGATGGTAGATTGTGGTAGTGGGATTTTTGTTATGATTTCACGAGCTGATTTTAGTTTGAATGATGATAGTTTGAGTGTTCCAGTATTAATGACAAGTAAAGATTATGGTCTTACCTGGGCGGATGGAACAGAAACATTAACCCCGGCAGATATTTATGCAGGAAGTTATTTGTCTGGATATGCGTATCTTGAGGGTATTGGAGTAACTATGGGAGTTCCTGATTTTAACGTAACATTGCCGAGTTTGGTATTACTTGATTATGACGGTGATAAATGGTTGTTTATCCCATATTGGTTAAGAAAAAATGGAACAGATTTTCAAGATTTAAAAATTACTTGCATAAATCTAAGAGATTTTATGCTTTATGGAGTTGATGCTATAAAGACTGATGGAGTTAATTTACCGTATTTAATAAAAGATTATGCATACAATGGAGCAGGGAATGTAAATGGAGGAAATGGTTCAGCAATTGTTTTAGGGGGTGAAATTTTGATTACTAATTACAATCAAAATACTGCCACTTCTGCTGGCGATAGTGATTTGAATTATGCTTTTATAAGCAGGAAAAAAATAGGCGAAATGGTGGACGCTTATAATAAATCAGGATTCAATACAGAGAGGATAACTGTTTTTAATGCGACAAACTCTATTACAGACTATTCAAAAACTAGAAATTCAGAAATTACACTGACAGGAGATGTAACAACATACACTATTGAAAATCTACCTGACGAATCAGATGGTACTATTATAATAATACAAGATGGTACTGGAGGATATGGAATAGCAGCAATAGCATCTACAGGATTAACTACATTATATATTGGTGGACTTGCTCCTGTTGCTGCAAATATTAATTCAGCAGCAAGTGGAAAAACGGTTTTGAGTTTTAAAAGAAATGGAACTAATTTATTTGTAACTTATGGCTCATTCAGCTAATAATTTTTTCTTTGGATTGAACAAGGAAACTGGAGCAGCACCTTCAGTAGATTTGCTGACAGGATTGGTATCAGTATGGGAATTTGATGAAACAAGTGGAACAACAGCTACCGATGCTCATGGAACTTTTGATGGAACAAGTAGTAATGCTACTGTAAATCAAGCTGGAATATTAGATAAGTGCTATTTATATAATGGCACTACTTCTATTGTAGATATGGGAAATAATCTAGGATTTGATGAAAATCAAGAATTCACTTATTCTGTTTGGTTTAAAAGAGCTTCTACTTCTGTTAATTTTCAAACGTTAATTAGTAAAACTGAAACATCTGGTAATTACAGAGGGCAATGGTTTTCAATTAGAGAATCTGATAGTGCTACGCTTCCAAATAGATTATCATTAACAATTAGAAGTCAGAATATAAACGGATATAGGATAATAGTTGATGGTGAAACTCAATTGACAGGGACAGGCTGGTATCATGTTATTGCAACATATGATGGTTCAGGGTCAAGAAATGGAGTTACAATGTATGTGAATGGAGTTGCAGAATCAGTTACACCACTTGAAACAGATTTAACTGGAACTACTTTAAATGCTAAACCATTCCAAGTAGGAGTAAGAGATAGTAGTACTTTTTTCTTTACTGGAAATATAGATCAAACAGCAGTATGGAGTAAAGTATTAACACAGCCAGAAGTAACATCATTATACAATTCAGGAAGTGGGTTAGCATATTCAAGTTGGTAGTTTTTTATTCATAGTTTGTTTTAGATTAATTGGTTTTAGGGGCGTACAGGGGTACGCCCCTTTTTTATTATAGATTTTATTTATACGATTCCAAAATATTATAAATATTATTATGTGTTAATATGTACTAATATCCAATAATAAGTATTAATTTCGATTAAACTTTAAAACAAAACAAAATGAAAGTACAAGTAGAAAAATTAGCATTAGTATTAATTATCGGAGTATTAGTAGCATTTACTCTAAGTATTGTAACCACTATTATTTTAAATTATGGGTTCATATTTTAGAACATTTGACGGGGATACAGTAGAAAGCTACAAAGAACCTGATGCATACGATTGCCCGGAATGTGGGAGCGACAACACTACTTATTTGAATTATACCGATGGCAACGAGATAAGACGATGCTATGACTGTAATAATTATTTTGAAATTATAAACGAATAAAACAAACGACATGAAAGATTTAGAAAAGATTAAAAGTTTAATGCAAAACACTGTTTCTTGCATGGAATCATTAAAGTCAGCCAATGACAATGATTATTTCGAAGGGTATAACAAAGCATTAGAATTTGCGATAGGTTTAGTTGTACACGATATGTCCTTAGTAGATAAATTCATTGAAATTAATTCAAAATGGAAAAATCAAGAATAGCTTTACTAGGTTGCATTGGCTTTTTATCAGCTATGATAATAACAGCGAGGTATTTTGAGTTTGAAGGTTTTTTGTTCTTCGCTATTGGATCGGTAATATCTGCAATTTATTATTTTAAATTAGAAAAATGAGCATAAAATCAAAGCCGGGAACGCAGGAAAATTGGATTAAATCTGAGAATAAAAGCGAGTGGAAAAGGTCAGCTACAAATACCTTAGTGCAGTGCAAGAAGTATGAGGATGAACATGAATTTATTTATGTGCCACATCCGAAAATCAGAAATACCTTTATAAGAAAATTAATTCAATAGATATTATCTATGTGAATAAGTATTAAAAACTGATAATAAATATTAACTTCGTATAAATTAAAACAAACAAATGAAAACACTAATTAAAATTCAAGGTGAATTGAAAGCACCAAAAAATCAATTTAACAGTTTCGGGAAATACAAATATCGTTCCTGCGAGGACATATTAGAGGCTGTAAAGCCTTTGTGCGTAAAACATGAGGCATTGCTTACTGTTAGCGACAAAGTTACTTTAGTAGGTTCGTATGCGTTTGTAGAAGCTACTGCAACATTTATTCATGGAGATTTCAAGCATGAGGTTACTGCTTCTGCTCGTCATGCTGAAGATAAAAAGGGAATGGATGATAGTCAGATAACCGGGACTGCTTCATCATACGCTCGCAAATATGCTTTAAATGGATTATTTTGTATTGATGATACGAAAGATGCAGACACTCAAAAGCCTTCTGTTAGTAAAAAAACTGAATTAGATGAAAGTTTAAAAAGAGTAATTGCTGGATGCAAATCAATTTCAGAAATTACAAAACTTTGGAATGCAAACAAGGAACTACAAAAAAATGAATCATTTATCAATTTATTGACTTCGAGAAAAAAAGTATTAACTGATAACGGAATAACTGAATAATTATGGAATCAGCATTAAGTTTATTCAAACAATTACCCGAAACCAAAAGCGAGATTAAAAATTATACTCGGATTATAAAAGAAAAGGTTTTGGACGGTGAAGTAAATGTATTAGAGTTTGCTGCTCGTGTCAGTGCATTAGAACAACTTTTTAAAGCATTAAAGAGTGATCACCTTATTAAAGATGTGATATTAGAAGAATCGGAAAAATACGGTTCTAAATCATTTGAGCAAGGGAACGCTAAATTTCAGATAAAAGAAGTCGGAGTAAAATTTGACTTTACTACTTGCATGGATGTTGAATGGGAAAGTTTAGATTCTGAATTAAAAAGAATATCAGAATTAAAAAAAGAACGCGAAGCATTCTTAAAAACTATTAAGCCAGGAATGGAGATATTTGGAAGCGATGGAGTTCAGTTAATGCCTCCTGTTAAAACATCAACTACACAAGTCGTAATACTACTGAAATGATTTATAACCTATCAAATAAATACGGCAAACAATCCGCTGAAAATGATTTCAATGGTTACATCAATTTAGGTGCTACCATTGAATTAAAGAAAGTAAATAATACACGTACTAGTTCACAGAACCGGGCGCTGCATCTTTTTTTTACACAAGTAGCGAAGGAGTTAAACGATTTAGGCATAGCATTCGTTTATCGTGGTATTAAAGGAGCGGAAATGGAAATGCAATGGAATGCATCACTTTTCAAGGAAATGACTTGGAAACCTATCCAGAATGCGTTGTATGGCACAACATCTACTACTAAATTAAAACGGAATCAGATTGATCCGATATTTGAAACGATAAATAAATTCTTTGCTGAACGTGGTATTGAAATTACATTCCCTAATCAATTTGATTATTATCTTAAATTTTATGAAAAAGCATACTAAAATATATTTCGATGCAATCGGGGTTGATTACGATCCTTCGTCTGGATGGCATAATTGCAAATCTGAAATATCAGGATTACCTTCTACTGATATTCATCACATCGAATGCCGGGGAATGGGTGGCAGCAAGAAAGCAAATATAATTGATAATCTAATGGCATTAACAAGAGACGAGCATATTAAATTTGGAGACAAAAAGCAATATGTCGACTATCTAAAACAAGTACATACTAATTTTTTAAAAAATAATTTATGAATCAAAAAATAACATCGGAAATAAAAGAGGAGGATCATGGAATCGCTGGTCTTGGATTACTGAAGATAGATTATATCTACGGTAACGGACACCATGATTACACAATCACAAGCGAATTAATGCGATGTGAGATAAACTATCAAGGTGACAAGGCTAAACAGTATGCAAATGATTTATTAGAAAATGAACATAAATCATTAATTAACGTAAAGCGTATGGCTTGTGAATCCTGTAAAATTACAATGGCAGTAATGATGAGTAAGACAAGATTGTCCGAAGCTGTATTTGCTAGGAATCTGGTGATGTATTATGCAGTTAAATATTTAGGATTTAGTTTTGCGGCTGCCGCTAAAACAGTTGGCAAAGATCACTCTACTGCTATCTTCGCTATCAATAAATTAAAAGATGGTGAGAAGTATATGAAGCAACAGCATATTGATTGGTTTAGAAACTTTAAAAAACTTGCAAGGATATGAAAACAATAGCATTTTTAACAATAGTATTTTTGATTATTATGGCATTAGCAATTGTGTGGGTATCAAATCTTAAATAGTTGATTTTTTAACAACTTAAAACAACGAATATTATGAACAAATTTTTAAAAGAGCTAATGACTTTAGCAACAGAATTAAATAAGGAAGAAGGATTTAATGCTTTAACAGTGATTCACGACATGGAATTGCTTTATGAAAGGCACGTAGCTGAGGTAGTTAAAAATTTAACTTTACACGATGTTAGGCTTTCGTTAATTGCCTATGAAGAGGCAAAACATAGCTTTTTACCACCAAAATATAGAAAAGAAACTGCTACAAATATAGTAAGCCACGTTTTAGGCAATTTATGAAGCCTAACGGCAAATTGTAAGTTGTCGTTGCGTAAATTAACCAGCGCAGTTCATTTAAAATACTGACTTCGCCTTTATTTTTCTTTTTCGGTAGGGTTCTTTTCTTCTTGTTTTTGTAAATAAATTAAGTAATTACTTAAAATAATTGGCAAAATACTTGCATGGTATTAAGTATATGCTTATATTTACAGTATAATTAAAAACAAACAAAATGACTTACACAGCAAAACAAATCGAAAACGCCAAAAGAGCTTACACTAACTTTCTTAGTTACGAAAATGCTAATAGTTATGATGTTGAAACTATCGGAACATTAGAAGCTGAACGTAGAGCAGAATTTCACAACAACATAGTAAGTGAAATTATTAACGGAAATAAAGAAACTGAAAGAGAACAAAAACTTTTTTTCTTAACTGAAGAAGTAAAAAAAGACCAAAAAGCAAATGCAAGAAAAGCAAAATTAGCAGCTAACAAAGAAGAATCAGCCGACATTTTAGCTCCAATTAAAGAAATGAAAAAATTAGGTGCATTTGGAAAATGGTTGAACACTTCTTCAAATCCTTACAGAAAACAACATTTCAACAAATATTATACAATTGAAGCAGTTAACGCATTTTTAGAAACTTTATAAAAAAAAATACCATGCCAACTAAAAAAGAAATCAAAATTGAAAAAAGAAATGAATTGCTTAGAGCATTCAATCCAGAGGCTACAAATCTCGAAACAATCGGAGGATTAGGAGTAACTTTTTATAAAGATACTGTAAGGATTGTAGAACAAGGTGCAGTTATTGAGTATAAGGTTAAGCAAGTTGTATTAGAGAACCAACCGATAAACTACATAATAAAGCCAAAGAATATTAAAGAGTTAAAAAAAGAACTCGGTTTATCAAACTCTGATATAGCTAAGTTTTTCGGATTAACCACAATGGGATATGCTAATAGCAGCGCGAAAGACCGTTATGATACTGCACTCTGTTTATTCTATGCTTTTTGCAAAAAAGCAAGCGCGGAGGCAAAAGAAAAATAAATTAACCACTGAAGTTAATTTGAAAAGCTGGCAGCAATGCAATTTACATTGTTAGCATTTCGGTTTTTATTATCAATCTAAAAATTAAAATATGTGGTTAACTAATTTGCCAAAAATAAGAATGCACAAATATCCGAAAGGATGGTCAGTTGAAATTCAAAAAACAACTTGGTACGGTAGAAAATATTGGACTCATTTAATATCTATTGCAGGAATTGAAAGCGAACCTTGGTATTTTTCAACCTACGATTTAGCCTTAGGCGAAGCGACTAAATATTTTCGCTGGGACTTAATGAAAGGCACGCAGTTTTTAAACTGAATGCTAACGGTGGCAACATGAATAGTTGGCTTTTGTTGACCTTTCGAGTTGCACCGACTTATCCGCCAATTATTTATGTTGCGTGTTACCAACTGGCGGATTTTAACGCAGAATGTTTGATTGAAACACTAAAAAAATAAAAAAGAAGGGAGGGGAAAATTCTTTCAAAGAGTACCCAAAATTAAATACATAAATAAAATGAAAGTAGTAAATCAAGTCAATGAGACCAATGATTACTCAATGTTCAGAACATTAGAAGGTAATCGACACGTAAACAAATTACATGTAAAAAGGCTAAAAGAAAGTTTCCAAAAAGCATATCTGTTAAGCCCGATTATTGTAAACGAAAAGTTTGAAATTATTGATGGACAGCACCGATTTGAAGCTGCAAAACAAATTGGTGTACCTATTAATTTTTTAGTTGCTCCAAAGTATGGACTTAAAGAAGTTCAGATGCTGAATGAGAATATGAAGAATTGGAAAAAAGAAGATTATTTAAATGCTTATTGTGATTTGAAGCATCCT